ACTATTATTAAAGCCGGGTATATAAACAACTGCATCACCTGTAATAAATCCATGTCTTTTCAAATTTCCAGATTGATTTCTGAAAATTATTAATTCTCCACTTAAATCTCCACTGTTTTGTTGATTTGCGTTAAACTGTTCTGGAGTAGAAAAATAACCATTAAAAGTTACAGATCTATCGCGAATAACTAGATCTTCATTGAAATAATTTGGAAGAGATGGTGATGCTACATATAAATCACCATTCTTATCCTTATAAGTATTTTGAACGTTTGCAGTAAAATCAAATCCTTTAACTTTAGTAATTAATTTTCGTAAATTATATACTCTAACAATTTCTCTATCGTTTACAATTTGAATTGATTTTTTAGGAATACTTCCTATTCTTGCCTCGAATATTTTTTTAGTTCTTATGTTAGAACCGTCTAGGTCTTTAAGTAAAAAGTCTACCTCTACAGTCTCATTGTTGTAAATGTTATTCTCATCTTGAGTTATAATTTCATATCTATACCCATTTAAAAATCCCTGAGAAATCAAATCATCGGGTAAAATTTTATATGTAACTGGGACGTTATAAATCCAATTATTGAATAAGGTTGAATTATCTTCATCTCCGTAAAATCTAATTCTTGCAGTGTCTCCAACTTCATACAGTTGATTATTTTCTTCTTCAATTATCGATTTAGATAGTACGCCTGTAATTCTTACAATGACTTTTTCAGTTTGCTCTCTATTTAAAAACGAAAACGCATTAGTATTTAATTTAACTTCAGTTCCTAGAGGAATATCTCTTAAAATAAAACTACAATCATAAAATTGATTTAATGATTTAGATTCATATGTAACAATAACTTGTTCTCCATCCTCAAAATCAATAATTAATTCTCCAGAGTTTGGAAATCCTACAGTAGAGTCTACAGTTATTGTAGTTGCATCTTGATCAATAAAGTCGGTACAAATAGTTTTTGGGTGTATGGGGAAAGATCCGAATATAGATCCAAAAACATTAATATCCTTATCAAAATCATAATCTAAACTTACAATATAATAATCTTTATTATCCCTCGTAATTTTTTCAACATTAGTAACAGAACCATATGACTGAGAATATAAAGAACTACTATCCTGGAATAATGTTCTATTAACTAAATCTAATGGATTTCCACTTATAGATTCAACTACTAAGTCTCTAGTTACTCTATACTGAGCATTTGAAGGTTCAATTACAAAATTTCTAGGTTTGATAATTGATATTTCATCTCCATATAATGCTTTGAAGAGAATTTTAAAAGAATTATCGGTTCCTTTACTAGAATAAAAATCGGATGAATGCTTTATAAAAACATTTTGATTTAATCTTACAAAATCATCACTATAAAACTCTCTATTATCGAATCCAGGTGCGAATTGCTTTTTAGATTTGACTAGAAATTGCTTTAAAAATAAAATATTTAAATTTTTAACAGCAGTTGGGACTAAGTTTCCATTTACTAAAGTAGTGCCAAGGTGCTGATCACTTAATGTGGAGACGAATACTAATTGCTTTTCATTTTCTATTTCTTCTATTCCACTAAATCCTCTTACACACCCAACAAATGCATTATTTTCTTTATCTGCATATTCATATGTAATAATTTCATTGTTTATTTGAATTAGTCCGTATTTTTCAGCAAACCCACTTACACTTTTTACGTAAATTATATCATCAAAGATATCAACATAATAATTTGGATCATCAACTTTATAAAGTACTGTATCCTCAATAATATTAGTAATATTATCAAGTTTAACGTATTGTTCAATATTGTTTAATAAATCTAATGGTCCACCTGGTATTTCTTGAGATCTATAGTATTCTGTTAAAAACTCAGATACTAACGGGTATGTCTCCCTTACAAATTCTGGGAGTTGATTTCTGAGGATTTCTGATATTTTTACTTTATTTTTTAACATAATACTTTATCTTACTAATTTTCCGTTAGCGTAACTTGAAGATGAAAGATAGGTGGATCCAGACACATCTGAACCAGATGATATTGTGTCAATCACCATATTAACAGAACTATTATTAATATCTAGTTGAAGATATAAATCCTGCAATCCAATCACGTCATTTGATTTTGGAATTGCAGATATTTCTATCATTGGTTGATCTTGCACTCTCTTATCAGTTGCTGTGAAAATTACAGCATTTAAAAGAATTTCTCCTTTTTCATAATCTACGGATCCAATATTACTTCTCACAACAACAGGTTCAGAATCTGAGTTTAATTTGAAAGCAAATAATGTTCCTTTTTTTAAGTCAGAATTGGGTAAATCACTGAGGTATAACATATCAGTTGTACCCTTAATCATAAATCCAGATGATCTAATATTATATCCCCTTCTATCTTTCACATAGAATTGATTTCCAAAGCATATTTCATATAAAGCAAGGAAATTTGATTTAATTATCATATCCCTTCTAATTTGAATATTAGTAATGTTTGAGGTTATTGATTCATTACTATCATCAATTATTTTTTGGAATTTACTATATTTAAATCTAGCACCATAACGATTTAATTCTGTAGAATCTGAATACTTTTGTATATTTGTTGAAATAATATTTTTCACAAAATCTGCACTTGGAGCAAGATTAGAATCGTAGTAAACAGTAGAGTCAAATTCAACATAAAGATATTTCAAGTCAATTATTTCTGGAATAATTCCCGCCACCGAATAACTTGAAAGACTTCTCTTTAAATTATCTTTTACTGAGTTTGGTATAAATTGTCCATAATATGGTTTTATTGCAATGAAAACTTTTCCAAATTGGGGGGGATCCAGTTCTTCTCCACCAAAAACAGTAATTGATTCTGTTTCAGGATAAAGTTTAGTTGCAATAATAGTCTCATAATCAGTTGCAGTTACTGCTCTATTATGAGATGCGTATGTTCTTGGGGCATATTTTTTAATCGATGCTATTGATTCTACTTCTGCAGCACCATCAGAAGGAACATTTGTTGTTATTAATGAAATGTCTGTTGTAACTAGATTTCCATTATTATCATAAATTACGCCAGAATATGAAAATGAGTTAATATTATTTGCTTCTTCTCCAGAGGATAACAAATATGAAACTTCAATGTAATTGCTATTTTTTAATTTTTCACCAAAAATACCATCTCCAAAAATTAATTCATATCTTTGGTCTTCAATTTCTTGTAAAAAGAATACTCTTGATGTTGAATTGACATTAAAAAGATCTTCTGCTAGGTTAAACTTTTTAATCTGTGTACTATCTTTAGAGTCTCTTACTGTAACTGAAATAGTTTTAGTATCGATATTAGCATTTGGTAATATAAATCTTTGATTTATATTATTCGAATCTACTGTAAATGAATAAGTTAAATATGTTCCTTCATATACATCAAGGTTATTAAAAACTGCGACATTGTTATTAACAATTACCGTTTTATCTTCTAAGATACAAAAGGTGTATCCATTCCCATTAAAAGTATCTGCCGTTGTAGCAACTGTTCCTCTTTTAAGAGTTAGTGTAAATGGAGAAATGGTTGAATTTGTAGTATCTACAAAGAAAGTAATATTCGCCTTTGCAGATTTTCTTGATCTAGGAATATATCCAATATTTCTAGCAAGTGCTACAACGTTCTCCCTTAAGGTAGCACCATCAATAAAAACCTCATTGCTAACCATGTTAGCATTATATGAGGAGATATAGGTATTATAGGATAATATATCAAGTAGTACTGAAAGATTTGATCCTTCAAAATCGTAGTCAGTAAAATTTGAATTTAACCTTATATAATCTCTAATAGATTTTTTAATCTGATCAAAGTCTAGGTTAGTAAAGTTAACTAAAGTCATTATCGTGTTGACTGAAGGGCGAATGATAATTCTTGATTTGATGCTTCAATACCCACAATTCTGTAGATTATAGTTACATTTAATTCATTAGTAATTTCAAAGTTAGAAATAAGGGTTAACCCTGTGTCTGAAACTGGGTTGACAATTACGGAAATTAATTCTACTCTTGGTTCATAATTTTTAATTACATTTTCAATTTCATCTTCCATTGCAGATATTATAATCGGATCAACATTTTCAAATAATAAGTTCTTCACATTAGATCCTAATCTTTGATTAAAAAAACGCTCACCGGGTATAGTTAATACTAAATTTCTTATTGAACGAGAAATAGCATTCTCATTTTTAAGTGTAATAATATCAAAATTAAGAGGGTTAGCCTGAAAGGTCATACTAACATCTTTAAATTCCTTACTAACCCTCTCTAAAGGCATTTTAAAT